CTGGCCAGTCGGCTGGGAGCCCCCCCCGGGATTTTCGCCCCCCCGGGAGGTAGTGGAAAACTAAACTGTCGCTTACCAAATAAAAGCTTGTGCAATGTCCTCAACACGATCGAAATGTTTCGATACGGTAAGGTAACGCACATGACGCCGCGATATCAAAGTCGCAGAACCTAAACCGCGGATTGACCGATGTAGATGTAACAAGCGCGAAGCACGGGCATTCGGCTCGTCAATAAACATCGTGTGATCATCCCTAATCGTCTTGAGGTCCTCTTCGAGGGCCTTCAAAGCACGAAAGAAGGGATGTACATCATCTATTACTCGAGAGATCCAAGGTCTATGGAAGGCGTCGACATTTTCAGTCAACACCCTCTCGCGGAAGCTCGAGGAAAATTTTCTGAGGTCAGCCAGCAACTCAGAAATTAGAACCCCGGAGGCAATACGGAGGATGAGGTCGGTCCCTGGTAACAGGGTCCATTCAGTACATTCAGGAAGGAAAGAATCCGGGAGCGTTGCTCTCGTTTTCTGATTCCATCCAAACTGTAACCACGTCCTAACCATCCGAATTGACGATTTTCGGATGAATACAGACAAGACAAAGTCGGGGATCCCTACTTCGGTAGGGAACCGGGCTCGGCTCATCTGTAAAATACCAGATACATCTGCAATGACAGGTATCGAAGAAAAGGGATCGTAGGCCTTCCCAGCTCTCAACGCTTTTAGTGAGAACGGAGAAAGGACAGAACCGTTCAAGTAGAGTTGCTTCGCAAACTCAGCTTTCCCGGGACCATCCACATCGGACCTAAACGACTTTCCGGCAGAAATCTCGACACCAAGAGAAAGCATACGCTTCTCATAGGCTAGAGCAACTGCCTCATTTCCTATCGACACATCATCTCCTCGGACTACATAACGTCTGAAGAACCCATCAATACCAACATCACGCGCCGCGATTTGAATAATCACGTGGTGACAGAAAGTAAAGACCGGCCATAAACAGTAGATGCCCATAGGGGCACCTACTGAGAAGGGCCGCCGGATAAAAGACCTCTTACGTCTACCGAACCTAATCGGTATACGCATTAAGCTTACCCAGGAGTTAGTCTCCTCCTCGTCGAAGAACGAAGAAAAAACGAACTTTAGCAGTTCGATTGGGAAGCGATCGGTAGCATCGGACAGGTCAAAAGAATAGATAGAAAGATTCTTCCTTGTCCATTCCTGAACCTTCTCGCGGCCTTTAACTTCGTTAAAGGAGCAATCAGTTGGAAATACCCTTAAAAGAGTCATGAAGAACTCATGATAAGGATATAGCACTGCCTGGATAATCCCATTAACTGGGGTTACACCTCGGACCTTCGAACCACCTTCAGAGATGAAGACATGCTTAGCAATGTCCTCTCTGACTCGCACGAGCCGTTTCTGTAGCGATATCATCGATACAGTTCCGAGCCACGTCCTGAATTCTTGAACCGGTACCCAACGCTTAGCCAAAACCAGTACAGCATTAAGTTGTACTTGGAAAATTGGTTTCAGGAGACAGAAAGCATCATAATCTGAGTTGAGCGAAGCTCGACCGCCTTTGACACCTGCTGTTCCGATCCAGAAAGACCTAGGATCACAGTTCTTACGAACATGGAACCTAGACAATCTGAAACGGCGTTTGAGAAACTCTGTACACCGAACAACGTCCTTAACTGGCAAGTCACCGCCAGTATAAGGATTAAGTTGAGATGTGTAAGAGCCGATCACACCGTGGTCTATGAGCCGAAAGGCTGATAGCACGGTGAGGCCGATCCGTCGCGAAGCAAAAGAATTCGCCAATAAAAACGGTAAGATCCTTCGAAGTTTATAAGGTAAGTGTGTACCTGGAGCAGTCTTGCACCAGAACACATACTTATACTCTCCGGACGGACATCGCATAGCGATGCGTTTCCCTGCATTGTAAGCTTCTTTCAGAAACTTAGCTGCATGGTAGCGTCCATTACACCGAATTAAATGGTTTGCGAAAGTTTCGTAATCCTTAACTGCGCGCATTAGCGAGTAGAAACGGGGTTTCTTCCACACTAACCGCAACAGAGACAGAACTGGCCAGATAACGGTGACAAGACAAAATCTTGTATTTTTAGTCATTGTTACGTTATCTGTGGACCAAGGTACTTTGACAGAGCACCTCTTCCTTCTCGCGAAGGGGCCCGCTCTAAGGGGTTACCATCATGGTCAATGCCACTACTTGCTCCTTAGGTATAGCGTTCGAGAATGGGCGAAAGCTCATTCTCTACTTAGACGCTTTAAAGCGCCCACTAACGGCCTTTAAAGATTAATTCCCAAGTCTTCTATCCAGTCCGGCCCAGAGTCCGGACCCTTTCGTCGAAATAGGATCTAAAGGAAACCGTTAGTTTCGTTAAGCGCGACGCGCTTGCCCCCGGTTACCCGAGAGACTCTTGTAACAACCTGCTTTCCCACTAGAACCAACTGTTCTAGCGGTGCCGATTGCAGCCTGGTGATTTAACAGAACTGGGCCAGTTCCGCCCTCTGGATCGACAATCCAGG